AAAGACATTAAAGGTGATTCATCTAGACTACAGATGTTAAGTGATGAAGAACATAGTGAAATCAAAAGTGAATTAGGTGTAAGATTTCAAAATATTGCTAAAAAACTTGTCAATAACACTGATTTAATGAGTTTAGATTCAGCTTACAATAATATAGCTGATGCAGTCAGACATTCAAAGAATGAAAATCAAATGCTGAAGTACCTTAAAGAATATTATCCTAAAACTGCAACATCAGAGATAGTCAATGAAATAGTTAATCTACTTGATGATGTAAGTAATATGCCAACAGGTTACTTTGAAGCAAAGCCACAGAGAGTTATTTCTCCTAGTGAAATCAAAGCAGTTGTTATTCCGGTTGGAACATCAGCTAATGTAATTGAATTACTTAAGAAAAATAATATTCCTTATTATGAATACTCTTCTGATGAAAACAGAACTGTTGCAACTCAACAAGCTATTAATGATACTAAAATTCGTTTTTCTAAGTTTTCTGATAAAATCAAAAAAGAAGAAACACGAAGTGAAAAAGCATTAAAGATGACGAATGAAACCTTGTCAGAACTTCTAAATATGACAGAAGAAAAAGGTTTCGTTGATGATGATAAAGTCTATCAAGAAGTTGCAAAGAAAATTTTGAAAAAATATAACTGTAATTTTTCTTCAAAAACTTTTGCTGAGAATGTAAAAACAGTTATGAATTATGCAAATCATCAAAAGGTACTTGATAATAATGATTATATTAATCAGCTTACATATGTTGCTAATGAAGCATTAGACAAGCATAGAAGTATCAAAGATAATTTTGTTGAAGAAAGAAAAGTTGTTAATGACTATTTCAGTAAAAAGAACTTATTGTTATCAAATAAGCAGAAAGAAATTCTTGACTTTGGCATAGGTGCAAATACATTCATCAATAAAATGTATGGTATGGTCAACATAGTGACTGACAGTAACTTGTTGTCTTCAAATAGTAATACTATGTACTTAAAAGAAGCATATGAGAGTTTGCAAGATGAATTAGGTATTGATTTTCTTCCTATGACTACAGAAGAAGAAATGCCGGGAAGATTGTTACAACTCAAAGAACTTTTAAAGCCACAGATTAATATTGACGGTATGAATAGATATGATGTATCTATGAATATGGTTCAAGATTTTGTTACTGAACTAGCAAAGAGTAAATACTCTAATAAAAATACTAAGATAACAAAGAAGATTAATCAGTTGGTTTCTCAGCAGAAGCAATGGAATAACGAACTGAAAAAAGAGTATAATCAAAAGCTTAGAGAAGAAAAGAAAAAGTATGAAAACAATCTTAAAAAATATCAATCTGAAGTTGGCGATTATAGACAAAAGATAACATATGAAAAGCATCAGAAAATCAATGATTTAAGAGCAAAGCAAAAGGATACTCTTGAATGGTATAAAGATAGAAGAATGCAGACAGTCTATAAGGACAAGATACGCAGAATGTGTAGTAGATTGGGCAAAATGATTAATACGGAAATAAGAAAAGAAGGTATTCCTTTACCTACTAAGCTTATTAGAACTATGTCTAGTCTAGCTGATATTATTGACCCAGGTACTACACGAAACGGTAACAAAGTCACCGGCTATTCAACATTCATGAAGTTAAAGTCTATCTATGATGGATTACAAGAAGCTGATAATGAAGCTAACCAAGGTTCTGCTGAGGGTATTTATGCACTGCACTATCAAAAAGCAATTTCAAATTTAATTAAAGAATTGGCTATACAAATTGACGAAACACCTCTTAACAAATTGAATGGCTATCAGCTTAAAAAAGTTTATGATACTTTGCATATGGTTGAAAACAACTTTAGAAATGCTAAAAAAGTTATAGTTAAAGGTAAAACAATTGAATATAGCAAACTAGGCATACAAACCATATATGATTTAAGAGATGTTAGAGGTAATCTAAGGGAAAACTCTGATAAGAATAAATTTGGTGTACCAAAATTTAATAGATATGCAAACTATCAATTAGATTTTCTTCGTTTTATTAAAAGACTTGTTGGATATAATGAAGAATCACCACTATACCAGCAGGCTATGGAATTTGATAAAGCAGATAGTAAAGAAGCAAGAATACGAATGGAAAGTATGCAGCTCTTTACAGATGTTATGGCAAAAATGAAAGCAACAAAAGCAGAAGGTTATAAGCACAAATCTGTACTAGATGTATTTGACGGTAAGGATGCTAAAATGCTTGACTTTGGACTAAAAGACAGATTTACCGGAGAGCCGGTGAAAATATCTGCAGCTATGGCAGTAAGTATCTATCAAATGAGTATGAATGAAGATAACAAAAGGCACTTTGTTCTTGGTCAAAGAAATGTTGATATTCCTGGTGGATTAAATATTCCCAATAATGATTTATGGCAAAAAGGAAAGAAATCAGAAGCAAGAAGTCTTCATCATACAGTAGTTATGAGCGAAGGAACTTTAGATAAGATTTCTAAATATGTGATTAATAATGAATTGTTATTAGAATTATCTAATGCCACAGATAAATTTTTTAATGAAGTATCAAGAAAGTATATAGATGAAACTGCTAAAAGATTATATGGTTATCCTATCAGCATTGAAAGTCATTACTTTCCTATCAATACTAATTCAAACTATGTTGTAACTGATTTTGATACGGTAGTTCGTAACGCAAGCCTTGAAAATAAAGGATTTACTAAGAATAGAACTAATGGCCATAATCCAATTTGGCTTGATGATGTTACGGAAGTTATTAATAATCATATGAATGGCTTAGCGAAATATGCTGCATATACACCAATCATAAGAGATTTCAAGAAAGTATATAACTATACTGCATCAGATTACCAAACAAGTGTTAAGGATGAAATCGAAAAAAGATGGGGTGCTTCTGCAACTCAGTACATAAAGAATTTTATGGAAGATTTACAGAAGCCTTATACCTCTAATCTGGGCTTTTCAAAGTGGAGAGGTAGATTTGCTCAATCTGTTCTTGCTATGAATTTGTCAGTAACTATGAAACAAGCAGCTTCATATCCAACTGCAGCTGCAGTTATTGGATATAAACCATTAGCAAAAGCATTATTAGTTGGTGATAATGCAAAAGGTGAGAAAAAGATTTTGTTTTATAGAGCTAATAGAGCAGATTAACTCTATGACCGGTGTTTTCTTTGACCGTTATCAAGGTGATAATACAGCAGAAATGAGAGAGTTTATTACTGATAATGGTTGGGCTAAGAAAGCTCCTTATCTCATGAACTGGATACAGAAAGCTGATGTAGCTACTACAGGTCGCTTATGGCAAGCATGTAAGTATTATGTTGAAGATGAACTAAAAATTGAAAAGTACAAAAATGGTACAAATGAATATACTGATGAATATAAAGAAGCACTTGTAGATTCATATGAGGAAGTTATTAAAAATACTCAGCCTATGTATTCAACTGTTCATAGACCTGCCGTTCTCCGTTCTCATAATGAATTAATGAGAACACTTACAATGTTTATGACACAGAGATTACAAAACTTTGGCATAATGTTTGAAGCAACAGGTAATTATCGAGCAAAGGCTAAAGCGTATTATAGTAGTAAAACTGAAGCTAATAAAATAGCATTAGATAAAGCAAAGAAACAATTTGTTAGAAGTATTAGTTCTCAAATTGTTGCAGGTATGACACTGTCAGCAATGACACTATTAGCTAAAGCTATGATCCATGGTTTAGATAGATATAAAGATGATGAAGGAGAATTAACCTGGTTAAGTATTCTTTCAACATTTAGTTCAGACTTTATGGAAACAATGAGTGGTTGTACTCTATGGGGTAGTGAAGCTTATGAAGTTATTTCTAATATAATCAAGGTATCAAATGGTGGAACTGTATATAACTCTGATATAGTTGATTTAGGTGCTTTTAATACTATTAATGACATCCAAGATGCTATAATCGGTATGATAAGAACTTGTACAGCAGATGAATTTGACGAAGGCAAGTTCAATAAGTATTCATATAAAATTGCTTCCGGTGTTGCAAAGGTTTTTGGAATACCTTTAGATAATGCAAAGAATATCATAATGGGTGGTGTTAATCTCGTTAAGGATTGTGTAGATAATGGTTCACCTTTAGCATTCAAAGCAGGTAGTAATATTTCATTATCAACTAGTGATTATGCTGAACATTTGTATGAATACCTAATTAATAATGACAAAGAAGGTTATACAAAGTTATACAATAAAGCAATGGCTGATGGTATTGACAGTAAGAAAATTCAGACTGCAATTAAAGAACAACTTGTTGGTAATGAGTTTGTGCAGAAAGCTGCAGTAGCACTTCATAATGATGATATTGGAACATATGAATCCAGTTCTAGAGTGCTTATACTTCAAGGTTTTGATGCTGATACTGTCAAAAAGGCAGTTGACTCTTATATTTCTAAATACTTAGAAAAAGAGGAAGATAAGAAAAAAACGAAGATTAAAGATGATTATACAGAAAAAGAATTGTTTGATAATAATCAAGGCCAAACAGCACAATATAGTTATGATGACCTATGGAGAGCAAAAGAAAATGATAGTAGTTCATATCAAACTATCTATGATTCATTAATAAAACAAGGCAAAAAGCCTAGTGCTATTAAGTCAGCTATGAAAGCAAGAGAAAAGAAAAAGAAAGAAAAAGGAGAACAGAATAATTAATATGCAGAAGAGGTTAGCATTTAGCTAACCTCTTCTTGTGTTTTGTTAGAATATCAAAAATTATATAATATTTATTAAAGGATGTGATGAAGTGTGAATACTATCCCATTTAAAGTAAATAAGAATATTATTCAAAAAATAGGTGGTTATTCCATAGCGAGTTCAGAAAATAACTATACAAAGTTTGATTTTCAATTCTCTGATGATTGGAACAAGGTTGGAATACAAGTATCAGCTACTATGTTTTTTGATTCAGATAAAATACCGGATCCGGTTCTTCTTACTATGAGGAACGATAACACAGGTTATTGCTATTTACCGTCTGAACTAAAAGATGATCACGGCATTCTTAAACTTGGTCTAACAGGTGCGTATGTTGATGATAATAATGAAAAAGTTGTTATTAACACATTACTAACATCATTAACAGTAGGACCAGGAGCATATATGACCAAGTACCCAGCTAATGACATATACAAAGATATGTTAGCTAGAATAGCTTCATTTGATAAATCAAAGCAAGACAGATTAATTTGTAAGAATGGTATTACTATTGATAAGGATAGTAACATTTCTGTTGATGATGATTATGTAATTACAACCGGTAATATTCCCAAATATGTTGATCCAATAAAAAAAGAAATTGAACAACTAGAGAAAAATAAATTAAATGGTATGACTATTAGATGTACTGATTTATCTGAATTGTTAAATTATGAACCTGGTATTTATCTAGCCCTTTTAAATTGTGCCGGATTTTATGAATCATCACAGTTAGAAGAATGCGAAGTACTTATTGATGAATACGGAATTACTATCTATATAGTACAAGCAGGATTATTTTATTTTATTACAAAAGAGCAAGTTTCCAATGGTAAAATGCCTAAGAAACTTAATCTAAACATAAATGAAATTGATGCATGCTTAGAAAAAAAAGCAGACAAAACAGATGTAGATAATTCGATTGATGAAATAAAAGCCAATTTAGATACTAAAGAAAACACCTCTAACAAGAAAAATGCTATTGACGGAAGCTCTGTCTTTTATCCTAGCAACATAGCTGTTAAGAACTATGTTGCTAAAGAGCTTATTGAACCTAAATCGGAAATTGCTCAATTGAAACTTTGTAAGGCTGATTTAGTGCAAAGTCATAATATGTTTGATTGGGACAAACTATTAACAACAAAAAGTAATGTCTTTACTGTTAGCAAAACAGAAGATGAAGGTTATCACATTACAGGAAAAACAGCCAATAGATACAGTCAAATATTAGCTGATCAGGAGTTATCGCTAGAAGATGGCGATTATTATATCTGTGATAATGTGACCAATAACGCAATTGTTTCTGTGTGTTGTCAGTTGATTTTAATAGACACAGATGGGGATCGTACATATTACGGGAATATGAAGGTAACAATAGATAAAACTAAATATACAAGAATATTTTTATCTGTGCAAACAGACAACACAGTTGGAAAAGTCGATTCTATTATTTATCCAATGTTATGTAAATATGAAGATGCAAATATTCAGTATCTACCTAATAAGGTAGCTGATGGTGTTTCCTTACTTGCCAGACACATCAAGAAAAAGGAAAATATATCTAACAAAATTGATACAATCAACTCTCCCAGCACAATCTACTATCCATCAAGTAAAGCAGTATTTGACTATGTGAACAGTAAGTTAGAAACACCTCTATCAGATATTGAAAGTTTGAAATCTAGTAAGCTAGATAAAACAGATTTTAATAGCTATAAGACTAGCAACGATAATGCAGTTAATAGCAAAGTGGATACTACTGATTTTAACACTTATAAAACTGCAACAGACACTGATATTAGCAAGTGTGTTACAGATATTGCAAGTAACTCAGCTTTAATCAGCAAAAATCAAATTAATGTTACAACAGATAAGTCAACTAGCATTGTGCTTAATGACAGTAGTGATTGTAACATTATTAGTTTAACTTTGTACGGTAAATCAACGCAGAGTGCAGTACCATCCCCAACAAATCCTGTTGATATTAATAATATTAACAATCCGAGTATCACTTTTTCAGATGACAGTGACAGACAAAGTAATAATATTCAATGTACTTTAAGAGGTATAGGAAATGTGTGTGATACTCTAACAGTAAATAGTGATGGTACAGGTTACATAACACAAAGATTATTTGCTGAAAGAATCACATCACAGAGAAAGTCAACCAGCCTCGAATGGAATTATTCAAAAGCAACCCATAGATTTTTCAGAAACGACTATTCATATTCATTTGATGTGAAAGACAACAAACCTTTGATTTTATGCAGTCATCTTGATGTAGGAGAAAATGAAAAGAATACTGCTTTTGATAATTCAATAGGTTGGATAAATGTTAGTGGTGTTGGAATTGCAATCAGAATGACTGAATTTGATGGTGATATTGCAAAATTTAAAAAGTGGCTTGATGACAATGAAGTGTATGTTGTAGCACCACGGTCAAAACCCATTACCGTTAATTTGTCAAAAGATGAAGTAGATAAAATAATATCACTACATACTTACTATCCGTCAACAACTGTTGTATCAGACTGCGACAGTCAGCTAACTTATATTGCTGACACAAAGAATTACATTGACAACAAGTTTAATGAGTTAGCGACTGCTATTGTTGCACACGAAAGCGAGGTGATGTAGTATGTTTAATTTACACAATTTTGTGTTTAAAGCGCTCGAAACTATGAGATTTAACGTTAACGAGTATCAAGTTAGGGTATATGCACTTACTTGGTATAACAAAGCTGTATTAACTGACGAGGATATGAACATAATTGATAGTTGGTATAATACAACTGATGAAGTGACAGAAGAACCAAACGAGGACGAGAAAGCGGGTGAGTAATAATGTCAAGTGATGTAATTACTGCACTTATTGGCTTAGCCGGTTCGGGTATCGGCTCAATTATTGGCATTATCTGTAACACAAGATTAACAGCTTACAGAATAAAAGAGCTTGAAAAAAAAGTTGATAAACACAACACGGTAGTTGAACGAACTTATAAAATCGAAGAAAGGCTATCCGTGATTGACGAAGAAATCAAAGTCGCTAATCATAGAATTAGTGACCTAGAAGAAGAAAGGAAGTAAACAAATGAGAAATTGGACAAAATGGCTCAAAGTTGCGGGCGTTCGCGCGATTAAAACAGTGGCACAGACTGCTGTAGCTATGGTCGGTGTTAGTGCTGTTATGAGCGAAGTTGATTGGCTTACAGTCGGTTCAGCGTCGCTATTAGCTGGTATCTTGTCACTACTTACAAGCGTGGCGGGTTTGCCTGAGGAGGAAGAATAATGGCTGAATACGTCAAAAAACCCGTAATTGTTCAAGCGCACAAGGCGGAAAAAAGAACTGTTATACATACGCTTGAGGGCGATATGATAGCAGAAAAAGGCGATTATATTATTACAGGTGTGCAAGGTGAAAAATATCCTTGCAAGCCTGATATTTTCGCGAAAACTTATGAAAGGGTGGTAAAATAATGAGTAAAACACTAATGGTTGACGTCAGCAGATGGAACGGCGCTGTTAATTTCTCAGCGCTGAAAAATAAAGGCGTCAAAGGCATTGTTATTCAAGCCGGCTACGGAATGGTTGCGAGCCAAAAAGACCCATTTTTTGAAGTTAACTACAAAAACGCAAAGGCTCACAAAATGCTTGTAGGCGCTTATTTGTATTCATACGCAATGAATGTCAAGGAAGCTGAAAAAGAAGCTAAGGTTTGCGCACAGTGGCTAAAAAACAAGTCTTTTGAATTACCAATTTACATTGATATGGAAGAAGCAAAACAAGCTAAATTAGGTAAGACAACTTGCACCAAAATCGCAACGATTTTTTGCGATTACCTAAAAGCAAAAGGCTACAAAGTCGGTGTATATGCCAACGCGGATTGGTTTAGGAATTATCTTAATTACAATCAGCTTAAAGCAAAATACAGTATTTGGCTTGCTCAGTATGCAAGCCAAAAGGATTTTGACTGCGATATTTGGCAATTTACAAGTAAACTAAATATTGGTGGTAAAGAATTCGACGGCAATTACTGTTACAAAGATTTTGCAACATCAGCAAAAAAAGCTGTAAAAACAAAATTAGAATGTCCGCTTTATAATAAGAAGTATATTGACAAAATCGGCAAAACTAGTTCCGTTATTGTCAAAATTCCGAAAGGCGCCACAATCGAATTTATTAAGGATGTCGGCGACGGTTGGAGCAAAGTCAAATACAAAGGTAAAACAGGCTATATGGTTAACACTCGAATTAATAAGTCAGGCTTATCAAAGTATCGAACAATCGTAGTCGGTAAAGGCTCAACATATAGACGAGTTATTAACAGTCGAATTGCTTACAAAAAGCAACTTGACAAAGACCGACGATTTACAATTATTTGTTACATTACAAGCGGTAAATATAAAGGTTATTATTATATGTACCGCAATTCAAAATATTATTTAATTAAGTAATTTTTGAAAAAATCATTCAAATTTTGAAATAAATCGTTCAAAAATCGAACGATTTTGAAAATTATTGAACAGATTTCAAAAGAATTTAAACAATTTTTAAAAAATCAGTAATTTTTAAAAACAGTAAAACAAAATCAATTTTTCGTGCAAAGTGAAACCCGTAGCAGTTTTTGACTGTTACGGGTTCTTTTTTTATTGACAAAAATATAAAAATGGCTTATATTGATAGTAGCTTATTGTTCTGCAAAGCTATTCTAAAATGAAAATTGCAACAAAAAAGTGGGAAACCTTTAAGGCTTCCCGCTTTTTTATTTACATATATTTTTTCCAAAAGTCATTGAACATTTTTGAAGCTTCTTCATAATCACTATTTATATAAGTTTCGTGATGAAATTCGCCAGTGTTGGAATCTTCTCCAATTTCAAATTCTTCAAGGGCTGATTTAGGAACCCATATTGTTTTTTTCTTCATTGTTCCGATATTTAACATTGCATAGATAGCTTTTTCTGTTTCTTTAATAACTGCGAAAACATCACACATTGTTATATTCTGCTGTAATTCTTCAGCAATCTTATTTGCAAACCATTGTTTTACTGTATAACTTTTTTTATTTTGAATTGTCATAATTTAATACCTCTTTTATTATTATTTAAGGTTCGTTTCCTTCACCTTACATATATTATTATACGTAATAACACGTAGTTTGTCAAGGCTTTTTTTAAAATTTTTACAACTTTTTTTTAAAAAATTATAAAAAAACAGCTAGCCTTTTTTTTGACTAGCTGTTTTTATTATAATTCAATTAAATCTTCAACGGTACAGTTCAAAGCTTTTGCAATTTGACAAACTGTAATTACTGACGCTTTATTCAAATCACTTCTTCCTTGCTCGTACTCCTGAATAGTTCTATAACTAACATTTGAAGCTTCTGCAAGTTCCGCTTGAGTTAGTCCGCGTTTTTTCCTTATTTCTGTAAGTTTCATTCTTGCACCTCGTCACTTAAATTAAAGATTACTTCATCAACTATTCAAAATCATCACAGCAACAGCAGTCGCACAACGCATTAGTGATTTCGTCCTCGTCTGTTGTGTCTAGGTCGTCGGGTAGG